GTTATGCAGATTACAGAGGCAGATATTATTAAGTTATGTACTTATGTGCAAAAAGCAAAACCAGAGCATAGCGATTTTCATGGAGAAGGTGTAGTTACTATAAGAGCTACAGGCTACCTTAACGAAAGTAAAGCAGGTAAAAAGTATATCGGTCTTAGTTTAGAGCCTGATTTCAAAACAATGAAAGCTATTGAAGAAGCTGATGCAAATGACTCTGCAAGTCCTTCAAGTTCTGAGCCTCCAAAAGTAAAAGCAGCAGAAGAGGAGTTTCCTTTCTAATTGATAGGGGTCTGATACAAGACCCCTCACTTTTAGTGGATTTTAAGCCAAATTAAGCTAAAATAAATGAAATTATCCTTATCTATGCCTTTAACATTTAACAGTAAACAAATTGATAAAGTTGTATCTATTGATGATGTAGGAACTTTATCAAATCCAGAAATTTTATTATTGAAAGACGAATTGATGATTGCCATAAATAATATGGATGATTATATAAAAAAATTTAAAGAAGAAAAACAAGAAGATTATGATAAAGACTGGCATCAAAAAGTAAGACGCAAACAACAAGTTTGTAAAGCTTTTTTATCTCAACTTATAGATTTAGATCACGATGAAAGTTTATTTAGAGCTATTTATGACAAACATTTTTCCCAAATAATTTTAAAATATATAGATAGAAACGAGTTTAGAACTATTCATAATAAAGCACGTTCTTTAGCTATTGCTGAATTAGAAAAAATAACATGACACCAAGACAAAGCACTAGATCAGAACGCAAGTTGCTAAAACTTAAACAAAATAAATTAGAAGAATTAGCAAAAAAATTAGATTCTGACATTAGAGGATACGATCATATAGTTCAATATGCAGATAATCATACTGCGAGTCTTCGTAGTGATTCAGTTGATAAAAATATTAGAACAATTATTATGAAACATAATTATAAAGTGAATCAGGTTAATAAAATGCTAATTAGAGATTTTAGTAAAGAAGAACAGGAGGTTGCTGAAAATGATACAGGAGAATTTTAAGGATAAAGAAATTCTTGATATGCCACCAGATTTGGAAGGAGTTACAAGACCTGATAAAGATAAGAAAACAAAAAAATATACTTTTATTATTAAAGGTGTAGGGGTCGGACTTGCTCCTATGAAACTTTCTACAAATGCCGAAACAGAAGCTAAAGCAATTAAATATATAAAAGCTAGATGGAAGGATTGTTCTTATAAACTTGTATGACAAATAAAGAAAAAATAGAGGCTGCAAAAAAACGTATTGCGGAATTAAAAGTTCTTATCAAGTCTTGGCAAAAACAATAAATCTTGTATGTCACATATTTAGTTTGTAAGGGTCATTTTGGGGTGCAACCGATATATCATGGTCTTACTTATAAATTTCAAGCTTGGTACTATGATGGAAAAATTGTCTATCTCGGAAACATATTTGAAAAACGATCAGAAGCAGAAGCAGAGGCAGAACAACTTAGGAGAAATAGTATGTTGCGGTAATCATGTGTTTAGGGTTATAAATGGACAAAGGTATTGGATTAGCACACCTCCTAATGGATATGAAGATAGAATTTGGCATAAATAATGGCCTCTCTTAGATACCATGCTGGACGTATGGTTTTATATGAAGAAGAACCTAAAGTATGGCGAGTAAAAATAAAAACAAAAAAAGGAAAACTTAACTTACCTTTAAAAGCAAAAGAATTAGAACCTGCACTTATAGAAGCAGAATATTTATATGCAGATGCCAGATGTATGAGTAGAGATCATCCTCTTTGTATAGATTGCATACATCATCTTGTGATAAAAGCAGAATGTGGATTAGGGATGCCAGAGGGTAAAGCTAGTGGAGGGATATGGGCTAAAGATTGTGCTTATTTTTGGGAGAAGAAGATATAGATTTATTATATTCATCATATATTTTATCTATATGATCTCCAGCTTGATTAATTATTTTTACCAATCTAAAATTTTCTTTTGCGAAAGCACTTATTAAGTCTGGAATTTCATTTGGATCAAGTGTATTAATTATATGTCTTAAAAATATTTCAACGTGTAGCTCTTCTTCCATAGAAACATCAGCCATTACCCAAGGTTCGATTTTACGCCTTTTTTTTGCCTGCTTCTTAAACCATTCAGACCAAGGCATTACAAGTTTCATAACAAGTTCCTTTATCTCAAACGTAACGTACTAGATATATAAGGCAATGAAGATATACTATTTATAGTTACATTTATAAAATGGAATCACAAACAAGAAATTATGGTTCTTCAAAAAAGAAGAAAACAAAAAAGAAAAAAGTAAAATTGGGAAAGTAACTACTGGAACAATTGATTTGCCTATCTATTAGGAAAAAGATTGCGTTCCAGAAGATCTACAAGACCATCATCTACAGTATTATCTGTTTTTTTAACCATTGCTCGTAATATATCAATTGCGAGCTTTTTAATTGCAGAGCCTCTTAGAAAAGCAAACACAATAGGTTTGATTATTTTAAGCATTGTTTTATTATGACTAATTTAATAGTAGCTTAATGTTAAGTTATCGTCTTGGTTTTATTTCTGCGACTGCAAGTTCTACTTCTTTTAGGCGATGAAACACTTCTTTCATATCATCGTGCATATTATCTATTTTATCTGTTAATAATTCTATGGCTGTTGTATTTCTTACAAGATCATCTCTTGATTGTCTTCCTCTATAAGAAATAGAACCGACAGAAACAAAACAAGCTGTTAATAACGCCCCACCTACTGCTGCGACTACCTCTACCACTTTACGAGTCCTCAATATATGTCTATTATGACAGAAAAAGCCTATGCAAACAGAAAAACCAAAAGATTCTCAACAAAAAACTAAGCAAATAGACGATGAAAAGCCTGATTATCAGGAAAAAATTACTTTTTTAGTCTCTACTGTCGCACAAGGATTTATTTTGACTTGGTGTTTATTAGTTCTATCTCTTGGGTATGTAAAACTGCCTAATAAACTATTTGGAATAGATATACCAGATCAACCTAGAGTGGATAGTACGTTTGCTGCTGGTTTGTTAGGAAATATTTTAGGTGGATTAGGCATAAGTGTTAATGCAGCACAAGGAGCTAAGAAGAAAAAGAAAGAAGGAGAAAATGGTCTTAATACAAACAGTCCTAATGGCTATCAAACACTTATTATAAAACAACCGCTTGAAATAATTGCAAACAAGCCAGAAGTTATTAAAGTTGATCCTACAAAAACAAAACCATGAAAAAACTAATTCCATTTTTGTTTCTAGTATCTGCACCAGCTTATGCAGATATAACTCAGAAATTCACAACCTCTGCACAGATTACTGTAGATATGCCGTATTCTGTGACTAATAAATTGGGGACTACTTACAGTATTAGCGGTAATAACATCACTCCATCTGTAACTTCTGGAGGATCAACAACTTCTGGTCAGATTGGAGGACTTAATGTTTCTAGCTTAACTGCTGGCGTACCAGCTTTAATTCAGACTGATAAAGCTATCACAACAGCAGGATCGGCCTTCAGTCTTACAGAAGCGGTAACAATGGGAGATGCAACACCTTCTGCTGTTACACCATCATCAGGTATAGCAGCATTACCTCATCTATCGGGAACTACAACCATAGGTTCTGGGGGGACTCTAGGTAGTGGGGCAATGACGAGTTTATCGTCAGGGGTTACCACCTGTTCTGGTGCTTTTGGATCAGGTTCTAGCTGCGTTGCGTCCACTACAGTTACAATCCAAATTGACTAGGTTTTGGCTGCTATTAATAATATTATTTCCTCTCAAACTTCTTGCAAATCCAGTAGTTCCTACTTTCCGAACTGGGTCTTCAAGCACCAATTCTACTTCTCAAAGTGTAGTGACCGAGAGCATCACTTCCCATCAATATCGAACAGGATATTCTTATGGAGTCTCAGGAACAAATATAGAAAGTGCGGATGTTAATGGATATATCAATTCTATTCCTACAGCAGAAACTACTCAAACAGTTAATGGAATCAACTTTTCTTATACAAGTCCTTCGTTGGAGGGTGTTCCTAGATGGAAGATAGTAAACGAAGGGCAAGCATTTTCTTTAGTAGAAACAATGATCACACCGGGAATCGACACAATAACAACAATAAATCGCACCATAAATACAACCACAACAACCACCGTAGAAACTACCTTTGGGCAATAGCTCTAATCCTTTGCCCTACAGAGGTTTTAGCTAATACAACTGTTGCAAGTCCTAGTTCAAATGCACAAGGAACAGTAAATAATAATGCAACAATGATTGCACCACAAAGTACCCCACAATTTAGGATGAGTCAGGGTATAGTTTGTAGTTCTCCAAGTCTTACCATTACTCCATATGTAACAGATGCTTGGTCATTTAATCGACCTAGAGAAACTGTTACTAGACAAAATATTTACGATGAAGATACTGGTGCTATAAAATATATACAAGAAACTCCTAGATTTGAAAAAGATAACTATAACCTTAATTATGGAATTTCTGCACAAATCAGTATTCCATTAGGAAAAGCCCCTAATTTATGTCATAAGGCAACTGAGATAAATATTAAAAATCAAGAGTTGTTATATAAGAAAACCTCGCTTGAGCTTGCACTCTTTAGACTTAAGGTCTGCTCAGAGCAAGCGAAACTAGGTGTTACCTTTACTGGTAAGTACGCAAGTATTTGTGAAGGTATAAAAGTTTCAGTCCCACCAAATCAGGTTATCCCACATACTCACGAGTTAAAGACAAAAAAATAGATAGCTTGCGATCAGACAAACTATCTTACCTTAGGAGGTTTATTTATTATACACGAAATTTGGCAGTAGACAAGCACGGTAACACTTGCCTACCTAGACGCCCTATTCATTGCCTTGTCGAATAGGGTTTTTTTATTTTAACTTATCTTTTTTCTTTGTAAGTTTCTTGATCAGGTTTTTTACTATTGGTTTAACTAAATTCAAAATAATAGGAGTAGTCGCAGCCACACTAGCGATAACAGCAGTAGAGACAATAGTGCTAGGTTGTGGGATATATTGGTCGATAAAAGGTACTTCTTCCCAGACCGCATTGCAAGAACCATCTGATAT